CGTGTAGCTGGCCGTATACTTGGCCAGCCGGGCCGCGGCATCCTCGCCGCCGATCTGGGTCAGCAGCTTGGCCACCTGGCCCAGGCTGGCATCCATGCCAGACAGGTCGACGGCGGAGTAATTGGTCCAGTAACTGGAGTCGCCGAACCAGCCGCCCGATTCCTTGTATTGCGTGTAGCTCCGGCCCGAGGCGTCGGCGCCCTTGACCGACAGGTCCAGGCCCTGGTCGAACACCTTCACCTCGCCGCCGAAGATCGAGCTGCCGAACGCGCCCAGTATGCCAGCGGCAATCCAGCCCCAGACCGGGATAGACGACAGCGCCGAGCCGATGCTGCCGGCGATGGTCGACGACGCCGCCAGTCCGGCCTCCTGCGCCGCCAGCATGGCCGTCTGGGCCGAGCCGATGGCCGTGCCATAGGTCGCGGCGGTCGAGATCATCGAGCCGGTTGAGCCAAGGATGGCGCCGAGTGAGGTGGTGCCGTTGAACAACCCGCCGGCGGTGGCCGAGAGCATGTTCCAGGTGTTCCCGCCCATGGAAAACAGGTTGGCCAGGCTGGAGGCGTTGTTGATCGCGCCCAGGGCCGAACCGCCGCCGGCGCTGGCGTAGTTGGCCAGGCTGGAGCCGCCGCCCAGGCCAGAGGCGGACGCCATGCCGGGCATGAACATCGACGCCACGGCCCCGCCGATCGGCTGCACCACGGCCTGGACGATCGGCCTCAGCACCATGGTGTTGAAGGTCGAGACGATGGTCGACGCCAGCGAATCCAGGAAGCCGCGGCCGTTCTCGAAGCCGCGCATCAGCGCGTCGGTCAGGCTGCGGTTGATGTCCTCAGCGGCCCGGTCCCATTCCTCGGCGGCGCGCAACGCCTCGTCGGCAGGCAGGAACCGGCCCTTGCTGTCGCGGAAGGTCTTGGCGATCGACTTCCCGGCCGCGTCCACCGCCTTGGCTGCGCCCTGGCTGCCGGTCTCGATCCCGTCCATGGTCTTCATCACCGCGCGGGAATAGACCTCCCAGGTGATCGTGCCGTCGGCCAGCATCTTCTCGTAGCCGGCCATGTCCTCGGCGGCGCGCTCGAACGGCGTGCGCAGGGAATTGGCCAGCGATTCGGCGGCACGTTGCGCGGCCTCGGCGACCTTGGTCTGGTCGGCGCTCCACTCCTTCCAGAGCGCCGCCTCGTCGGCTAGCGTGGCCTTGAGCCAGTCGGCGGTCAGCTTGTCCTTAGCGCCGTAGAGCGCCTGCTCGCCCAGTTTCTTGGCGGCGGCATGGACATCCTTGACCTTGGCCAGGATGCCGGCCTTCATGCCCTCCCCGGCCATCTCGCCGACCAGGAAGAACTGACGCGACGGCGAATGGATATCGAGGGCGTCCCGGATCGCCTTGAGCGCGCCCTTGCCCAGGGCCTTGACCTCGTCCCACATCGCCTGGGCCTTGGCCTTGATGCCCTGGATGATGCCGTCGACGATCTGTCCGCCGACCGCCAGCCACTCCTTGGTCTGGGTCTTCAGGTAAGCGACCGCCTCGGTCAGCTTCTTGCCGATGCCCAGCTCGCCCTTGAGGGCGGCGGTCATGCCCTCGCGCAGGGCGGCGATCAGGTCGGCGCCGGCCTGTTTCATCTTTTCCCAGCCGCCCTTGATGGTCTGGATGATGCCGCCCTCGCCCTCGATCAGGTCATAGAGCGCGGTGCCCAGGGTGGCGGCCTTGTCGCCGGTCAGGGCCTGCACCTGGCCGTCGATCCAGTCGGCGATATAGCCCCCCGCGGCATAGCCGGCCGCGCCAGCGGCGGCGAGGCCGAGCAGCGTGGCAACAACCGGATTGGCGGCCAGAAACGTGGCGACACCAGACAGCGCGGTGGTAATGGTGCCAATGGCGGTGACGGTGGCGCCGATGCCGAGGATGACCGCGCCGCCGACAGCCAGGCCGGCCGAGCCGAAGATCAGCCACTTGGCCAGGTCGGGGTGGGCATCGACCCAGGCGCTGACGCTGTTCAGGCCCTCGAGTATTGCCCGGATACCGCCGCCCTCGCCGGACGAGGCGGTGGCGCTGATCTTGAGCTTGTCGATCTGCGCCGAGGTGGATTGCATCTGGGTGTCAAAATCCTTTGCCGAGACGCCCACAGCCTGGAACGCATCCTGGCCGATGCGCTTGTAGTCGTCCAGGTCCAGGATCAGGCGCTGAACGAACTGGCCGGCCTCGGCGTCGGGAAACAACTGGGCGATCTTGGCTGTGTCGCCGCCGGTCAGGCGCTTGATCTCGTCGGCCATGGTGCCGATGAAGTCGCCCGAGGCGCGGGCGCGCTGCTTGAGCAGCTCCAGGTCGGCACCCATCTTGTCGAAGGTCTTGGTGGTGCTGTTGCTGTTGAGCTTGTTGAGCCAGTTGCCCAGGTTGTTGGCCGCGATCGAGGCATCGCCCGACGCGCGCCGGGAAATCTGCGCCGCGGCGGCCAGTTGCGCCAGGCCGGCGGTGCCCTTGATGCCCAATACCTCGGACTTGCTCGTCAGCATCTCGAAATAGCCGGCCATGTCCTTCAGCTCGAAGGCACCGTCCTTGCCGGCCTGGGCCATGATGTCGAGCATCTTTTTTGTGTCGCTGCTGGCGATGCCGAGTTTTGAAACGCCGGCCTCGGCGGCGATGGCCATGCTCAGGATATCGGCCTGGGCGGCGGTGGCGGCCTGGCCGATGGGCTTGAGCATGGCGAGGGCGGCCTTTGGATCCATGCCCTTGGCGACCAGGGTATTCAGTGCCTCAACCACGCTGGCCTGCTGCTGGTTGGTGTCCTTGGCGATCTGGTTGATGGCCCCGGTCCAGGCCGTGACGGCGGTCTTGGCCTGGTCACCAGCCAGGCCGGCGGTGCTGGCGATGCCGTAGAGTGATTTCTCAACGTTGATCGCTCCGCCCACCAGGCTGCGCAAGTCCAAGTCCATCTGGCCCAGGGCGGCCTGGCCGCCGCCACCGATGGCGGCGAGTCGGATGCCAACAGACTCGATCGCGCGGCCGGCGGCGGCGGTCTTGGTGCCGATCTCTTCGACTCGCTGCTTGAAGGCCTTGAGGCCGTCTTCGCGGCGCAGTTGCTCATTCAGCTGGGTCAACTGCCCGCCCAGATGATCGACATCAAGACCGGCCGAGCGCATCGATTCGCCCAGATCGCGCAGGGTGCCGCGCTTGGCGTCCACCTGGGCCGCAAGGTCAAGCACCTCCTGCTTGGCCTCGCGGATGTCCCGGGCGAACAGCTTGGCGCCATCGGCGCCGCCGGTCTCGGCCGACTGCAGGAAAAAATCGCGCTTCTTCTTGGCCTCGACCAGGGCCGTGGACAGCGTGTCCAGCTCGGCCTTGAGGCCGTCGAACAGCTTGATCTTTTCGACCCGCTGGGCGGTGATCGAGAGCTCGTCGAAATGCTTCTTCGCGCCCTGGATGGCGGTATCGAGCGGCTGGCTCAGCTCGTCCTGGAGCTTGAGCACGGCCGCCAAGGTGAGTGCCGTAGTGCCGTAGGCCATCTATACTTGCTCCATGATCGCGTCTGCCCTATTCCTGTTCGTCCTGGCCGCCATGGCCACCGCGGTGGTGCTCATTCCGATCCTGCTGCTGCGCGTCGCCTGGCTGTGGTGGACCCTGGTCCACCGGCCTCGCTGAACGCCTCCAGCGCGGCGGACTCCATCACCCGCAGGCCGGCGAACACCTCCGGCCACTCCCGCCAGGCCACACCCAGGCCGCGCAATACCGTCGGCGTGATCGCCGAGTAGTCCATGCCGGTGACGCCGCCCATGGGGGCCGAGCGCCACTGGGTGGCCAGGCCCATGAATGTCGTGACGGTCTGCCAGTTGCACGGCCATACCTCGTAATCCCCTTTCGTTCCGGCACCGAGCTGCTCGGCCAGGCGCTCGATGTCGTCCTCCGCCGCGCCGAACAGGCGCAATTCGCGGCGCAGTTCGGCGTCGTCGGCTCGGCCGCCTAGTGCCCAGTGGCGGCCGGCGGCGGCGAGTTTTTTAGCTGCGGCGCCCCGGCCAGCTCGGCCAGGTAGGCCTTGGCGATCTGGCTGCCAAGTCCCGGGTAGGCGGCCAGCATCTCGGCCAGGTTCTCATCGGAGAAGTCGGCGTCGAAGTCTTTGCGCGTCCAACCGCACACCACTGCCTTGGTGATGTCGTTGTCGTTGCTGGCGCCTTCCAGCACGTTCTGCAGCTCCTCCTGGCCGAAGTGGCGGCCCTCGAAGGTGCAGATTTGACGGCCTTCGCCCGGGGCGTGCAGGGTGGCCTTGAACGGGAAGGTGGCTTTCGGTTTGATCTTGAACATGTCTGTTTCCTGGTTGGGCGCGGCCGGGCCGCGCCGTGGGTTACTTGATGGTGAGCACCAGCTCGTCGTTGCCGGAATTCGGCGTCATCACCAGGTCGAAGGCGATCAGCATCTGGCCGTCGACCTCTTGCCGAGTCGGGTTGGTGAGCTGGACTTTGGGGCCGTCGATCTGGACGATGTTGCCGGCGGCGGTGCCATGGATGACCTGGAAGGCGTTCAGGGCGCCCGACTCGACCAGCTGGATCAGGGCGCGCTCCTCGGTGGCCGAGGCGTCGATCACCACCTTGGCGACCGGCTCGCGGTCGGTGATCTCGACGCTCTCGCGGCCGACCAGCGGGGTGTGCTTGACCTGGTTGGCCAGGTTGACGTTGCAGCTTTCCCAGCTGTAGGTGCTGCCGGCAATGGTGATGAGGCCGGAGTTGGTATCGGTGACCGCGAGCGGCTGGGTATAGGTCGGCAGGGTGCCGCTGGGGTTGGCGACGATGGTGGGTGTGCCGCCATAGAGACCCTCAAAATTGAAGGTGTACATGGGGATGTCGCCCACGCTCAGGTTCAGCTCGACGTTGCCGCGGGCGCCCAGCAACTTGTAGAGCAGGCCGTCGTCGTGGCCGTAAATGGTCGTTGACTCGAATGCCGCGCTGATCGGCTTGTATTCCACCTTGACCCCGGCGCTGATGGTCTGGGCCAGGCCGCAGGCGCGCAGCAGGTCGGCATAGGCCGGCGCGGTGCCGGCGGCGCCGGCGCCGGCGACTTCGACGCCGAATTTGACGCTGGACTTGGTGGTGGTCATCACCGAGCCTGGCGCGCCCAGGTACGGCCGGATGACCTTGCGCTTGGCGAACGCGGCCTCAATGCCGTTGAGCTGGATATCGCCACATAGAACGGCATTGGCGATCAGGGGGCTCGAGTCCTGGCCTGAGGTGGTTTCGATCTTGGCCAGCAAGACGCGCTTTTTCGATAGACGGGCCATGGCTTACTCCTTGGTGGATTTCGGGGTGGGGGTGTCGACAGCCGGCGCGGGCGCGGGCGTCACGTCGGCCGGTGCAGACGTCTGCACCGCAACAACGGGCGGGGGGCTGCCCCGGTCAGGTGCTTGGGTTTGCGCCACCAGGTGACGCACGCCGGTAGTCGGGTCGATCTCATAACTGCCGCCCTGGCCGTCGTATTCATCGGCCGCGGGGATGGGTGAGGCTTTGGCCATCATGACTCCTTGGAGGTTTCGGTGGTTCGGTACACGACCTGGAAGGTCATCGTGATCTTGGCGCTGCCCTCGCCCAGCTCGTCCTTGATCCGCTCGGTCGCGCCCTCGAGGGTATCGATGGCCAGGCCGCCTAGTTCCGGGGCGGCGAGGATCCGGCCGGCGGCCTCGGTGGCGATCGGGTCGGCGGCCACCAGGGGCGTGGCGCCATTGGCCAGGACGCTGACGTGCACCAGCACGCTGCGCTGTTTCGCCCCGGTGACCGGCCGGGTCGGCGGCGACTCATCGCCAAGCTCGACGCACAGCAGCGGGTAGTCGGCCGAGTCCAGGGCATCGAGCGGGTCGCGCAATACCTCCGCCGCCGTCATGCCGGTCAGGGGTGGCACGGTCAGCCGGGTGATGATGGCCTGGGCGATCTGTTCGGCTTTGCTGGTCATGTCAGACCTTGCGCAGTGTGAGGCGGCGGACCGAGCCGTCGTCTATCGGCCAGATCTCGCGCACCTTATAGCTGGTGCCCGAGATGGTGACCGTGGCGCCGGCCCGGATACTGGGCAGGCTGAGCGCCGACAGCTCGATGGTGTAGTCGTTGCTGATCCCGGCACCGGACAGCGCCGCGGCGCCCGGCGCGGTGAAGTAACCGCGCGCGGTCTGCGTTGCCCCGTCGACAGCGACACTGATGTCGGTGCCGAACTCGGCATACAGGGCGGCAAGGTCCGGGCCGAAGTCCATGCTCAGTCAACGATGGCGGAGATGGCCTGCGGGCTGGCGTGGCGGGCGCCGTGCAGGGCATACATGACCGCGCCGACGGCGTTGGCCATGAGCAGGCTGTCGACGCGGATACAGTCGAAACCGTTGGCCACGTCCAGGTCAGAGGCCGCCACCTCGATCACGTACATAAGATTCTTGTTGTCCGTGGTGTCGGTGGTGAAGGTGTTGCTGGTGACGGCGGTATCGGTCAGGGTATCGCCGGCGGCGCAGTCGACGTTGGCCCGCATGGAGCTGAATGCCAGGGCCTTCTCGTCGGTGCCGGCCACGGCGGTGGCCTGCTTGAGGGTGATGGCGGCACCGGTGACGGTGGCGGCGTTGTCGACCAGGATGATGATGGTGGCGCGGTCATAGCCCTTCAGGCTGACGTAATCGCAGTCGCCGTTGGTGGTGGCCAGGGCGCCGATGATGGGGGAGCCCATCACCAGCTTGGCGACATCGGTCAGGGGGACGTTGGGGTGCATGGTGTGTCCTTTCGGTCATGGGCCGGCCCGGGCCGGCCCGTAGGGTTAGGCGCGTGCGGCCAGGGTGGCGAAGTGGCTGCGGGTGGCGGCGCTGTTGGGCGGCGTCACGGCGGCGGACAGGGAGGGCTGGCCATCCATGCGGAACACCAGCTTGTAGGCGACGATGTCCTGGTCGAAGTGCAGGTGCATGGACTCGCTGAAGGATTCGCCGCCGGCCTTGGTGATGGAGCGGTAGCCGCCCATGTTGGCCAGGATCAGGTCGCCGACATCGCCGACGGTGTCACAGGCGTCGGTTTCGATCAGGGGCCGGCCGAGCAGGAAGCCGTTGGGCGCGCCCTGGAAGCCCTGGTTGTTCGGCACCCAGATCGGGTTGCTGTTGAGCGACAGGGTGATGATCTGGGGGAAGGCGTCCGGGTTGTGCAGCCATACCACCGGGCCGCCGGCCTTGAACACCCGGGCGTACATCTTGGCGATGTTGGCGGCGACGATGGAGTCGGCGGCCTGGCTGGTTTCCTTGGCGACCTCCACCACGGAGCCGCCGCGCAGGATGCCCAGGGGCTGGCCGACGCCGGTGCCGTTGATGATGGCGTCGTTGGACTTCCAACGCACGGCCTGGCCCATCTTGTTGCGCAGGTAGGCGGCCATGGCCTGGGTATCGGCCAGCAGCTCGTCGGTGGCCTTGACCATGCACACCAGCTTTTTCAGGCGCAGGTGGTCGAGACTGAGCACCGGCTTGCGCTCGGTGTTGGTATCGCCCTCGCCTTCCCAGTTCGCGATGACGCCGGTGGAGCCCCAGGGCGTGGTCTCGTCTTTGGGGAAGGACATGCTGTTGCCGGTGACCGGGGTGGAGTCGGTCATGGCCAGCAGGGAGTCTTCTTCCATGGCCAGGGCGGCGATGGCTTGGGCGAACTGGGGCGGGACGGCGAAACCGCCGTCGCCGCCGCTGCCTTCGTTGGCGTAGCTGGTGGCGGCGGCGCGTACCAGGCGCTCGTCGACGCGACCATTGCCGAGGGCGGCGTTGCGCACGTGGTGGGCAAATTCGCCGAAGTGTTTGAAACCGTTGGTCTGGGCGTCCAGGTTGTCCTGGGCCCGAGCCCCGGCGCCATAGGTGGCGTGGGCCGGGCCGGCGGCCATGGCCTTCATCAGGGCGGCGTTGAGCTGGTCTTTTTCCCAGCCCTCGGCGACGGCCTGCATGGCCAAGGCTTCGCCGCCGAACTTGGCGTAGGCCTTACCGGTGTCGATCAGATCGCGGTTACGGGCCTGGATGTCGGCCAGGGCCTTGGCTTGGATGGCCTGCACATCCACCGGAGCGGCGGGGGCAGGGGCGGTGGTGGCGGGATCAGCCATGGTGGTGCTCCTAGTGATTGCGGGTTCGGGCGGGGTTTGCTTGGTGCGGACTTCGCCCGGTTTCGGGTCCGCTGCAATGGTGTGATTCAGGTTGTGGCGGGCCTGGATGCAGGCGCGCAGGCTGGCGGCGATCTGCTCTACCGGCCGGGTACGGGCCGGCGGCGGTGCGAGTTCGCCGCGGATGATCTCGGGGTCCGTGACGATTGCGTCGACGAAACCCTGGTCCAGGCAGTCCTGCGGGGCGAAGTGGTGGTCGGTCCCGTCCAGGTAGGCCTTGACATCGACGCCAGTGAGGCGGAGGTAGTCGTCGGCGAAGATGGCGGTGATCTCGTCGAGCATGTCGGCGACTTCGCGCAACTGCTCGGCGGTGCCCGATACGTCCTCAGCCCAGGGCTTGTGGATCATGATGCCGCTGGCATTGGCGGCGATCTCGCGGCGCTTGCCGCTCATGGCGATCAGCGAGGCGATGGAATAAGCGCGGTCTTCGACCCGGGTGGTGATGGCGTGCGGGTAAGACTTGATGGCCTCGGCGATGCGCAGGCCCTGGATATAGCTGCCGCCGATGGAGTTGATGCAGATCAACAGCGGCGTGCCCATGGCGGCGTACCAATTGAGGGCGTCGATGAAGTAGTCGGCATCGACCGCGTCGCCGTCGTCCCAGTAGCCGATGACACCGTCGATCTCGATCTCGACCTGGTTGGCCTGCATGGCGCGGATGCGGATTTTTTGGCTCATGCCGGAATTTCTCCATTGACGGGCGCGGGCGGCGCTTGGTTGTAGTTCGGAGCCTGGACGGCGGCATCGAGGTCGACGCCATACTTGGCGGCCAGCGCGCGGTCTTGCTGGCGCTCGATGAGCAGGTCTTCCAGGTCGATGCCGCGCTCGGCCAGGACGCGGCGGTGGCTGGTGAGGCAGCCCTTGATCTGCTGGAGCTTGGCTTCGACATCGTCCTTAGGATTGACCCAATCCCATCGGCGGCCCTGGAAGCTGGGCGCGTTGAACTTGTCGATCTTGCTGGCGGGCAGGTAATCGAAGGGGCGGGCTGGAGACAGGAAGCCGTAGCTCAGGAACGCGCTGTAGGTGTCGCGCGACTTGCTGTCAATCAGCCAGTCCTGGATCAAGGTCCAGGAATCCCGGTCGTCCAGTACGGCGTGGCGGATGCTGGTCCAGGTGACGCCCTGGCGGTCGTTGCTCAGGCTCTCGTAGGCGACGTTGAGGCCGGAGGCGATGCCGCGCACACCGGCCAGGACGAACGGGCCGTAGTTGGCGTCCGGGTAGTTTGGCACCCAGGACGCGGGCTCGGTGCCGGCGGGCAGGATGTCGACGGCGCCCTTGCTGGAGCGCCAGACGAAGGTGCCGTCGTTTTCCTCGCCATCGGTCATGGCGGCGGCGGCGCCCGGCTCGGTCTCCTTTAGCATCATGACCTTCTCGGCGCCGATGCGGGCGGCGATGATGGCGGCCTCGTTGTACTCGCCCATCTGGTACAGGCGGGTCATGGCGGCGTGGATCCAGGGCACGCCGCGCACTTGCTCGGGCCGCATCGGCACGAAGTAGTGGCGCACCACGTCGGCGCTGTAGCGGGTGCGGCTGTAGCCGGCGCGGCCGAGGCTGTCGCCGGGGTGGCGATCGCGCAGCCAGTAGGCCACTGGGCGTCCTGCCGGGGAGAGCTCGACGCCCATGATGTTGCGGCTGC